AACAACAATAGAAGTATCTAAAGTTGCAGTAGTTGATTGATTAGAACCATTACCTATAAATATCTTGCCATTATCTAAGTTAGGAGTAGCGTTACTTCTTCCAGCACCACCTACTTTAATAGAACCATTAACAGCATGACTTCTTAACACCTTACCTATGTTTTGTATTTGTGATGATTCTCCAGTTGGAGCTGTTGTGGAATATTCACCTGCTGTTGTAGATACATAAAGTATTTCACCAACTGATTCATTTGAAGTATCAACATTAATTAAGTTACCCAGTGTAACTATTTGCAAATTAGTATTAGCATTAGCATCTTCAGCAGCTATACCAAATGCAGGCATTTTAGAAGCATCATCAGCTTTTGCTTTGCCTACTGTTGGAGTGTTTCCTGATACTCCTGATACATAAATAATATCTCCCTTAGAGAGTGCTTCATCTGATTTTGCTGTAAATCTAACAGACCCATCAATGTCTCCAATAAATTCATCAGTTGCAGTAACAGTATTAAATGTAACATCATCAGTTGATGCTACAGCTTGTCCTATAGCAATACTAGGAGTAGAACCTTCTCCAGTTCCACCTGTTACTGTTACACCAGTACCACCTGACATAGATTCAACATAATCACCAGTTGTATCAGTTCCTAATGTTATTGAATTGATTTGCACTACTGTATCTATATCAACATTAGTACTACCATCAAAAGACACTGAACCTACTACATCTCCTGATAAAGATATTGTTCTTGCTGTACTTAAAATATCAGCAGAATCAGCATTACCTGTTAAGTCTCCAGTGACATTTCCGACTAGGTTTCCAGTGACATTACCAACGACATTTCCTGTTAAATCACCTGTAAATGTATTAGATGCAGTAATACTAACACCTGTAGTAATCCAAGCATTATCAGCAGCATTTCTGATCTTTAATACACTGCTAGATGTATCTACCCATAATTGATGAGCAAATGTAGTTGATGGTTCTGTTGAACCACTATTAACAGTTGCAATAGCTAAAAGAGCATTGTTTAAATCTGCCCTAAAGTCTGCACCTGATTGGTTTGCTATGTTGTAATCGTGTTGTGCCATAATAAAATCCTATTTTATATATCTTAAATCATTCAGGGATAGTTGGAAATATCACATCAGCAATATTATCAATTGCTTGTTGTGAAGATGGTAAGTCTCTTAATTCCTGTCTATATGTTGACCATTCTTGTTTCTTGGAATCAGATAAAGGACAATCATTTACTTGAGTCCAGTCTGATTCTTTTAATAATTCGTTTCTTTGTATTCTAATTGTTTGCCAAAAATCTATAGTTTGTTCTACTGCTTCACCATCAATAATTTTATATTCTTCAACTGCATAAACACCCTCTATTATTGATTGACCTTCTTGTAAAGGTATTTCAGATAATGCCACATTTGTTGCACCACTCTCTAAGACTTCTCCTGTTGCAGTGTTGTATGTTGTGTATTCTATTATTGTTTTCATTTTATTGAGTGTTATCTATAAATACATAAAGTGATTGGTATGTACTTCTTAGTTTTGTTATCCATCTTACTCTCCAATATACTTTATTGGCATTTGTTCCTGAGGTTGGTAGTCCTGAGATAGTTCCATTATAAGCAAAAACATAGGTTCTAAATGTTCCTGCTGCCATAGTAACATTTTGTATACCACCTGCTGCTTGAGTATATGTAGAGCCACCATTTACACTGTATTCTAAAACACCATTTGTACAGTCACCATAAACACCAGTCCAAATTGCTTGATATGAAGCACCATCTCTAACATCATCTACTACACATGAACTTAAATAAGTTCCTGTTGTTGATGTTATGGTTGTAAAGTTTGTTGAACCTCTTTGAAAAGCACTAGCGAAAGTTGATAAAGGCACTGCTGAACCTGTATGAGAAATAATATCAGCAGATACATCTGCAAAATGTTTTACATTTAAAGTATCAACATTAATTCTAGCTGCATCTAATTGGTCTGCTGTTATCTTGGTAGCTGATATGCTTTGTACTTTATCATTAGTAACAGCGTTACTAGCTATCTGATTTGTATCTACTCCACCTGATTTAATAATTAAATTACCACTTCCATCAGTATCTAAAGTAACACCATCAATTAATATTTTATCTGCTGATAGATTATTGATTCTTGCATTATCAATAAGAACAGTACCACCACTAACAACAAAAGGACTAATACTACTTCCTGCATCATTATCTATTTTAAAAGTGTCAGCCAAGAAGGCTATTGTGCTAGTAGCACCAGTTCCTGAATCAGCATTACTGTTAAGAACCATTTGTGCAACTTTACCATTTGCATTTAGTTGTAATACATAAGATGCAGAAGCATTATCATTAATGTCAGTTATTGCTGTTGCATTTGTTGTTATAGATGCTGTATTTCCACCAACTGTAGAAGTAAGACTTGTAATATCAGAAGCAAGAGCTGTATCTGCATTTGCTCTTGTTGTAGCTTCTGAAGTAATTGCAGAGGTATTACTATTAACAGTAGAGGTTAAGCTGGTTATATCAGAAGCAAGAGCTGTATCTGCATTTGCTCTAGTAGTGGCTTCACTACTAATAGCAGAGGTGTTTGAATTAACTGTAGAAGTAAGACTTGTAATATCTGATGCTAATGCAGTATCTGCGTTAGCTCTTGTAGTAGCTTCAGAAGTAATTGCTGAAGTATTGTTGTTCACTGTAGAGGTTAAGCTAGTTATATCTGCTGCTAAAGCAGTATCTGCATTTGCTCTTGTTGTTTGTTCAGTGCTTATTGCTGATGTATTACTATTAACTGTAGAGGTTAAGCTAGTTATTGCACTTGCATTAGCTGAAGTATCAGTTGTAAGAGTAACTATATCACCCTGAGCTGTAGCTATATTTGTTGTGTTAGTAGATACAGTTGAGCTTAATGAATTATATAAAGTTATTAGTGAAGAATCTCTAGCTTTTACCCAACCATTATTAGATGCGTTTCTAACATACATTTGATTATTATCATCAGTATCTGCCCATAAATCTTGAGGTTGTAATGCAGAGCTGTCACTTCTTGTTGTTGGAGCTGATGTAGATTTTATTAATTGAGTTGAATTAGTACCACCAGCATTGATTGCAGATTGAACATCAGCACCTATTTTATCTAATGTTACTGCATCATCTTGAATGTCAGCAGTTGCTGTAGGAGCATCACCAATAGTAAAGGTTAAAGTCGCTGGAGATGATTCTGAGCCTAATGTATTAAGTGAGCTAACACTAGCAACATAATTAGTATCAACAGGCAAAAAGTTAAGATCACAATTCTCTACATCTACTATTTTGTTTATAACTTGATTACTAGAACTATCTACAACATTGATTCTGTATTGATAGTTAGGAAAGTCTGTTGGCTCATTCCAAGATAAGAATGGTCTGCCTGTAGAACTAGAATCAGTATCAGTAAATGATAATCCTGCTGGAGCTTTGACTGCATAAGCAGAAGGTAGGTTAGATAACTCCTCTACTGGTTCTTGAGGTGGTACTTCCCATGTATAAACATCAAAGTATTCTATTAAACTAACTGCAACCAAACCACTAGCTTGTAATTCTAATGCTTCTACTCTACAAATCTTACCTGAGAATCCAAGACCTGCATAAGTTAAATCTACAATATCATTCACATTCAGTTTATACATCTCAGGAGTTCCTAAGAACTGCATAGTGGTCTGATTTCTGCTTCTAGTTAGAATTGCCTTACCCATGTTATAAGCTATATAAGGGTCAGTTATATAAGGGAACTCAGCTTTTATTTCTAATATCTCATCACCATCATCTGAATAATATTCAGGATTTGCATCATGTAAAACAGTAGCTGTATCTAGTTCATATTTCTTATTAGCGTTAAAAAATTCAACTATAACTTTATTTGCTTTTTTATCTTTATTTCCATAATCAACTGATATACCAGCATCAGCAATAATGTGATTGTCATTAATGCTAAATGTAGATGTTCCTGTATCTTCTATAGATAATTCATACTTACCATCTATATAAAGAAAGATACCACGCATGTTAGATAGTAGCTCTTTAGCATTATCCATGACATTGTTGTTAGCATCTAAATAACCATTACATTGAAATCTTTTTACTTTAACTAAAGAAGTGCCATTTTGTGAAGAATAGGTAGAACCCAAAGTGTCATTTATATAAACAATAAGCTCTTCATTTGCATCATAAAAATTATCTCTATTTATGGCTATAATTTCTGCACCATCTATAACACCATTACCATTAGTGTCATATATATCTATTAGCTCTCCTACCTTGTTTTGCCACCAAGTAGTAGTGGCACTAGCACCACCAATAGTTATAAAGTTATCTCCAGCATTGCCTGACCAAGTAAGTGATTGTGCTGAACCATTAAAGTAAGGCTGGTCAACTTCTGTATCACAAACATTGGCAGCAGAGCTAAATGTGCTCATGTTTATTTGTGATTGAGTTAAACCTTTACCATATTCATTATTGGTTATGTAATCTAAAAAGGTTAAAGCTGGATTATCTGAATATTCATAAGTAGATACAGTTCCAAATGTTTGATTAGTGTCTCTTGGGTCAAATACTTTTTTACCTCTTACCTGAACTGTTAGTTGTGGTACGCCTGACCAAATTCCTTCAGCATCAAAACCATAATGAGCTGCTATATAACAAACACCATTTAGTTTATGTGCCGAAGTCCAGTTAGGCATGGAAGCAACAAGCATAGGGTCTGCTAGTTGTGTTGCAGCTCCATGATGTAGATTCATAACATATCTATATCTTGCTGTTGGGTCTGTACCAAATTGACCAGCACCAGCATTGATACCAGTTCCATTTTGTGAAACTGTATTTAATGAGCCTGAACCTGAAGATATTTTATCTGAACCTATATAACCACCATCTCTAAATCTTGCCGAGTCTCTTAAAGAATTTCCATCAAGCTCAATTGTTGTTCCAAGTATCTCATCACATTCACCAACTGATAGAGCATAGACTACATATAAGTCCCTTGAGTCATTAGCAGATACATCCATATAAACAATCTGAGCACCAACTCTACGAGTACCATATACAACAGGCAATTTTCCACCAGCAGAAGTTTTATTAGCTAAGATATCTTGAGCTTTGGCCTGCATGTCTTTAGCCTGTCTATAACCCTTGACTCCTGTATAGATACTAGCTGCTGCTAATGCAGCTTGAGTATATGGATTAGCTAAAAATGCACCAACTGCTTTAAAAAAACTTACTATTGCCTGCCAAACCATTATCTACCCCACCTGACATCTTCTTTAACTTGTGCAGCAAATTCAAAACCCTTATCACCTGTGCTAAAACCTTGTTGACTTTCATCTGTAAAATGTCTGCCTTTTGTTAAATCCCAATTACTCCAGTGTGAAGCTACAGTCATACTTAAAGATGAATCATTGATAGTTTCTTTTATTACGACATTCCTAATTTGACCTGTAAAAAAGTTTATTGCACCTACAATGGCTTCACCTGAATTAAAATAAGCTAGATATATTTCTACTGTCTTATCTGTAAAAGAGCCATCCTGAACCAAAGACCTAACTTGGTCAGTAATATTAGAAAAACCTAAGTTAATTTCATCTACTTGTAATTGCCCTGTTTCAGTTGTTGAATCAACAGTTAAAAAAGAGCCACCAGCTTCATAGCTATTAGAATCATAAATAACATTAGAATACCAATCAGTTAATCTAATAGTAGATGATAAGTTAAGCTCAACTAAAAAAGCTGTCTTAGTTGCTGTTGATGATACTTGAGTTTGTAGATCAGTAGATAAACTTCTTGGCATTAGGCTATAACCTCTCTAACATCAAATGAAATACTGTAAAAACCATTAGCACCTGTTGAATACATGATTTCATTGTTTTCTAAATAAACAGTAAAACTTGGTTTGTTTACAGTAACTGCAACATTGTCAGTTAAAGCTGTTACTAAAT